ATTCTAAGTCCTGTTGGCACAGAATCACTGTCGCTATCCCATTCGAAATCAATCTTCGCTTTAACGCCTCGATGCTCATAGACAACTGGGTACGGCCTATCCACTAACACCATGTCGATCTCCTTATCCGGCTCCATGCCGGGCCGAACACAAATACCCCACTTCTACGAATCATGCCAGCCGGCGAGGCAGGCGTCTGCATGGAGATTGCCAATGAGCATTCCCGCAAATGCGTTAAGCGACGAAGAGTGCCTGCACTACGCCGCGCTTGATCCGGCGGCCGCCGCCGAACTGACCCGCCGCTTCACCTCGCAGAGCATCGACCCAAGTGCCGAGCGTGAAGAACTGCGCGAGGATATCCGGCGGCTTGAAAGCGCCAATGAAGAATCCGAAGAGGAAGCGGACAATCTGCGTGACTACATGGAAAGCGCCTGCGCATGGATTCGGCGTGCAATGGATCCGGAGAGTCTGAGCTGTCACCGAACGAGTGGCTGCAAAAAGCCCTCGACTGCCTGGAGTGATGCCATGAGCACCTTTGCCGTATTCGGAATGAATGAGCACTTCGCCCGCGAAGAGGCGAAGCGCAAGGTTCGCGACTTCAAGATCGAAAGGGTCAGCGGATCGAGCTTTCCATGAGCCAATGGCTACAGGCCGTTAAGGATCGGGTGGTCAAGATCATGGACGGCAAGCGTGTTGCCCAGCTCAGCAGCATGTTCGATGCCCCCCAGTACGCCGCCGATTACGCCGAGCGCATCCGGAAGCTGGGTCGGTGCCGAGACGTCATTATCAGGGCGAAGATCAAGTTGCCGCAGGACGACCTGATACGGAAGTCGCCGACCAAGCTTTCTTGGCTGGACTACCCACCGGAATCGACAGCAGCCGCCTGACCCATCCTCACCTATCAGCCTAAACGCAGGGGAGGCAAGTCAGATCAAGCTTCTCTTCTTGTCGAGATCGTAAAGCGCCTGGCCATCACCAGCATCCAATGCGGAGTAGTACTCCGGATCCTTGATTCGATGCAGCTGCTCCAACGCTTCCCAGCACTCTGCGTCGACTCTGTCAAAGCGCTCCTGCAGCTCTGCAAGATCATCTTTATACCGATCACGCTCTTCAGTGACATCGCGGAGCGCCTTCCAGGCTCTCGGAAGACGAAAGACCGAATCGTATAAGGCTTCAAGGGCAAACAGCGCCGTTATCAGCCACCAGCTCCACCATCCATGTCCGGCTCCTGCGTACGACGCCCAAAGCGTAACACTCCGTTCCGGGCGTGACGAGAAAGCCGCAGCCACCCTCCACCGCCGGGCATGACCTGAAATAGGACGCCACAACTATCAGCAGATGCTCGACTACTCCGATATTCAATTCGACATGTTCGCCGACGCCACAGAGGCAATTGCCTGCTTCTGTGGCGACTGAGGACCACGCATGATCAGCCCCAAAGGGTGTTTTCTGAATCAATGAACGGCTGTTCAGTGCCATTTTCACGCTGCATCCGTAGCCATTCCAGGCTACTCGGCACGTTGAAAACGTAGATATTTTGGCGCATCAGGGCAATCGCGGTCCCGCTAATTTTGTACCAGCCGCACCCTGAACAGTTCACTAGCTTTCCGCCCCTCTGAATAGGTTCTTCAGCAGCCTGTTGGTCACAGATAAAACATTGCATACCTCACCTCCTTTGATTGATTTCGCTGAACTGTAGCCGATCCCTTATCCACCCTCCACCGCCCGGGCATGACCCGGCATAGGACGCCCCATGCCCACAGCAATCGATTTGTTCGCCGGTCTCGGCGGATGGTCTACCGGTGCCCGCAGCGCCGGAGTAGAAATTCTCTGGGCCGCCAACCACTGGCCCGTTGCGGTCGAGTGGCACAGCGCCAACCATCCTGAAGCGACTCACATCTGCCAAGACCTGCATCAGGCGGATTGGTCGAAGGTTCCGGCGCACGACATCATGCTGGCCTCGCCTTGTTGCCAGGGCCACTCGAAGGTGCGCGGCAAGAAATCCGGTAATGCACAGTACGATGCATCCAGGTCAACAGCCTGGGCCGTTGTGTCGGCTGCCGAATTCCACCGTCCGGAAGTGGTGCTGGTTGAGAACGTTGAAGAGTTCACGGATTGGGCTTTGTACCCCGCTTGGTCGCAGGCGATGTCGGCACTCGGTTACATGATCGCGCCACATGTCGTTAATTGCGCAGATCTCGGGGTGCCGCAGCACAGCGTGCGCCTGTTTCTGGTCTGCACCCGCAGCAAAGCACCGCTGAACCTTCAGCTTCACCAGCGCCGGCACGTTCCAGCCTCATCCTTCATCAATTTCGACGCGGGCAAGTGGAGCAAGGTCGTGAAGCCTGGTCGCGCTGAGTCGACATTGCTCCGAGTGAAGAATGGCCGGAATCGCTTCGGTGATCGATTCATCATGCCTTACTACGGATCAGGATCGGGTCTGACTGGCCGCAGCCTGGAGCGCCCCATGGGGACCATCACCACGCTAGACCGATGGGCTTTGGTGCGCGGCGATGAGACGCGGATGCTTTCAGCGAACGAGGCGCTAGCGGCCATGTCGTTCCCGGCTGATACGAAGCGCCCGGACAATCATCGGCTGACGATGCACATGGCTGGCAACGCGGTACCGCCGCTGGCCGGCCAGCGGATCATTGAGGCGTTGCTGAAAGCCGCGTGATCGACGGGCCAATGTGGGCCGGCACGCCTTCAGAACGGAGGAAGGTCGGCGATCCGCCTGCCAGGCATACACTGCTCCTCTGTCAGCGACCCATTGCCATCAGGGATTATCAATGCAGTGCCAACGGGGGCTCCTGACAAACGGAAGACTAGGTGGAATGTATCTCCACCCTCTATTAGCCCCAATACCTCAGCTACGGAAAAGTCACGCAACTCTGCGGAGACCTGCGGCAAAGTGTTGGCCACGTGGCCATGCGTTTCTTGCCCCTGAATCGCAATCAACTTTCCGTCTTTGTCATGTCTAGCTGCAGTAACGCCGTAAATAGCCATCGCAATTACCTCCCCATGAATCGTTAACTATAGCTACCCATGAGGTTTCCCCGTGCACACAGAAAACAAAACGGCCGAGCCGCTGAAGGTTGAGCGCTCGACAGTGACGAAGCTGGTCATTACCGGTGCGGTGCGCCGCGGCTCGACGCGATCACCATGTTCATTGAGGACTTCGGCCGTCGCGACTGCCCGACTGAATCCATTCCGAACTACCAGACCGCCCAGGGCAAGATCACCATCAACTGCTGGGACAACAACTGGAACGCTTACTGGGGCGGCATGGGGCCGCGCACCGTCGCCGAGTTCGTCGCAGACTGCGGTTGGGACTACGTCCTTAATTGCTTGGACCGCGGCATCAGCTCCACTGTTTTCAGCGGCGACGCGCTGTACGCCCTGGCAAAGACGTGCATCGTCCAGCGTCGTCGGCAACAGACCGGGCGCCACGAATGGGAACTGGGTGAGCTAAGCAAAGATGAAGCCCGCGAGCTTTGGCATGACATCGATGCTCTGCGCAGCATCGAGAGCTCAAACGAATGCTGGCATCAAAGCGCTCTGCTGACTGAATTGTTCGGCGAGGAATGGCACTACCCAATCGACGGCATGGCGATCGAAGAAAACCACAAATTCACGTACCTGCGCCGAGTTGTAGAGGTGGTACAGCAGGCGCCGCTCCAAAATAGGGCGGCATCCTTAACCGCCTTGCAGTGACAGCCGGCGTATTATCAAATTAATGTGGTACAACGGGAATTAAAAACCGTGTAGGACCCAACTCGAAATTGGACACTGGTAGATCAAATTGAGCAAATAGCCTAACTTCCAATGGGACAAGTTCAAACCCAACGGCAATATAGTTTAGTCCGTGCTTCGGCCTGGACTGCACGTGCGTATTTATGGAAAAAACCGCATTGCCATTAACGGCATACCATAGATATTCGTTAGGGTCATTATTCACATCAGTTTTAACTTTATAAAATAACAAACTGTTCTCAGCCTCCCCCGCATCAGGTAGGGGAACCGGATCATCTGCAACATAAACCGCGCCGAGTATACTGAAATTTACGTCAAGATAAGAACGACCAACATCAGCACCCACCTTTACCCATCGCACAATTGTCGTTTCATTCAACAGCACTCTACCCCCAGCGGGAATTCGAATTTCTTGTAGACGAGGAAACAAATTTCTTTCCCACAAACTAGAATTCACAACCACATATGGTTGTCCGCAAGAAATTTGCACATTGACGATAACTGATTTCGATTTATTATTATTTTGCAGGACAACTTGCTGGTTTCCAGGGGACTCTGTCCTCGGCCGCGGGTACATTATTACTTGTAGATCATCTAACGCAGCATTTGGCTCTATATCGACTTTTAATATGTCCATTATTCGTTGCCTCGCTAGATCATTCAAAAAATTAGAGGTACACCATTCATTAGAAACGTGCAGCTTTCTGCCACTATCATTCTGATAATAGTTGACATCCTCCGCATCGCCATTTTTGCGTATAGTCAAAAAATTGATTGGTTGACCAAACCCGCCATCAACGCCCTCCCCTTCAAAGTCAGCCGCTATAGCGGCAAAGGAACAGTCATGCCCGAAGAAACTGTTTTGATCCAGCCCGTAACAGTTGTGCGCGATACGGATGGTTGGTGGCATCATCCCGACTTGCCAATGTTCGAAGAAGAACAAGGCGAAGAATCGCGGGAATGGATCAAGGCTCAGGGCCTGACCATCGTGACCGCTGAAATGGAATACGAGGTCGATACCGACAACGATCCGTAATTTGGAACTGGGCGAAGGGTCCTGTGCGCACTGGGAGCCGGGCAAGCCCGATGGCGAAGGTTGGTTTGTGCTGGCCATTTCCGACACTGACAACGGCCCGGCTTGCTGGTGGGCACGGCGGGTGACGCCATGATCCTCCCCGCCCTCGCCTACATGGCCTGGCTCATCCATACGGGGCCACGGCGATGAACATCTACCGGCACACCTTCGCCGCGGTCTGTCCATCCGACGGCGAACTGATCATCTATCAGTTGGAAGTGCGGTCGCCAGCGATGATCCGCGTCGAGCACATCAAGGCCGCAACGGCAGTCATCAAGAAAGGTTGGCACGAACAAATCGCCGACCGCCTGGCCGAGGACATCGGCGGTGATCAAACGATCATCGCAACACACCAGGGCGTCGAAATCGATACAGTGGGACTCTGCGGATGATTCATTAGCACGGTTTGCCGATCACACCAGAGACAGCGGCAGCCGCGGCAATCGGTGGCGGCCACGCCTTTGTGAGCTTCAGCGACCCTCGACAGCTCGCATTGGCAGCCCAAGTCTGCCAGTCGTTTGCCATCGATAACGGGGCGTTCTCCGCCTGGAAACAAGGAAAACCCGTAACCGACTGGCAGCCGTTCTACCGCTGGGCAGCGGACGCCAAGTTGTCCGGCGTGCGACTTCGCTGTGATTCCCAACGTGATTGACGGTGACGAAAAGGCCAACGACGCATTGCTCGAAGAGTGGCCGCTGCCTCGATGGTTTGGTGCGCCGGTTTGGCACATGCACGAAAGCCTCGAACGGTTGGAGCGATTGGCGAGTGGATGGCCAAGAGTCTGCATCGGCAGCTCAGGCGACTTCTCACAGCCAGGCAGCGCTGCTTGGTGGGTGCAGATGGGAAAGGCTATGCGGGTTGTTTGCGACGATGATGGTCGCCCAATGTGCAAGCTTCACGGCTTGCGAATGCTCGACCCTGCAATCTTCGGGCACCTGCCGCTTTCAAGCGCCGACAGCACGAACATCGGTCGGAACATCGGCATCGATCAGGCTTGGCGTGGCACGTATTCGCCACCGACCAAGGAGGCCAGGGCAGCGGTAATGCGCAGCTGCATCAAGTCACGCAACTCGCCACCACGCTGGACCTACAACATCCCGGACGTCGCGCCAACCCAAGGCGCGCTGCTCTAACCCCCTCTTCCACCTACCAGCCTGCCGGTGAACGGTCATCGACACCACTGCGTCTCACACGGTATCCCGTCGTCGTCTCCGTCCATTTCCATTCCCGGGCAATTCTGCAGAAAGTTTTTGGCCTCTGCGCA